TCAATTCCACCAAACTGTGATTGAGCCTGTGCTAATACCTTAGCAAAGTCTGTTTCGCCTGTAGCTCCAGTAGAAGACATAGGGCCTGTGTAACCCTCTTCAAACATTCTAAAACTTCCTGGGTCGAATGAACCACTTGTTTTAGTAAGAGTGGGTTGAAGTGTCTTAGTGCCAGAGTTTGAAACTATTTTATTGCTGTCTGTCTTTGGACCTTGTGGACCTGCGGAAGTAATAGCCTTACCATTTTTATCCCACTTTTTATTACCAAGAGTCCATTGACCAGTTACTGAGCTAAACTTAGCACTTGCAGGTACACTGTCTGGGCGACCAGGGGCTTTACCCTCTTCCTCTTTTTTAACTTTAGCTGCAGTAATTTTATCTAAATCTGCTTGGGCTTTTTCCATAGCAGCATCAATAGCAGTAGTAGCTTCGCCTTTATCTGCAGCACGTTTGCGGTCATCTTCAAGAGTTTTTAGTTTATTTTTTAATTCTTTAACCTTTTTAGCATTTCTTTCTTCTTTTTTCTTACCTTCATACTGCTTCTTTAATTTTGTGGTTATGCCCTGATACTTTTTAAGTGCAGAATCTGCAGCTTCCTTCGCAGCATTACGACGGTCAACTAAAGACTTGTACGATGGAGACTTGGTAGATGTCTCGTTTAACTGACGGTCTAGTCTTTGGAACTCAGCCTTAGCAACATCATAGGCTTCAGCGGCCTTACGAATCTCTGGATAATCAGATGCCTTAAATGCCATTATTAAACACCCAACGCTCTCTTGAATGCATCATAGAAACCAAAGATAGAACGCTGCTTGGCCTCATTATTATTTGATAGTTGCTCATAAAGATAAGTCTTTGGCTCAAAGCCAGGACGGTCTACACGCTCTTGTACTCCGCCTACAGTCTCGCCATAGGTGGTAGAGGCCATATTCTTGGTCTTGCCCATCTTGGTCTGAATCCGCTGAGTGTATTTATTTACTTCTTCTTCAGAAGCGCCACGTCCAAGTACATCCATAAAGACTTCATTGATAGTTGCTTTGATAGCCTCAGGGCGAAGTTCCTGCTTGTAACGGACGGTAGTTGGACCCTTGTCTTTGCCGCCAGCATTTGATTGCTCACGAAGGAAGGTAGTTAGGTCATACTTGTTGGTGTCAAAGTATGATGGGTCGGTCTGGAATCTAGTTACTATTTCATCGTTCAAGTCACGGCTTGCATTTAAGAATGCTTCACGTACGCGAATGTTAAACTTACCAGTTACAGGGTTGCCATATCCAGCATCCTTTAACTGTTGCGCTAAAGCCTGACGCATAGCAGGTGACATCTTGCGATATGTCTGAACAAGGCTTGATTCAGTCTCTTGCTTTGTCTGTGGAAGTCTAGCCAAGCCAGCCTGAAATGGTACGCGAGCGCCACTGGTAGGTGTAGCTGAAGTGATTAACCCACCACTTGATGGCTGGTTATAGTTGGCTCCGCCTGCTGGCGTTTGCATACTCATCTTATCTCTCCCTCAGGAAGTTGTAGAACAGAACATCATAAACGCCTTTGGCGTTAGCATTTGTTAAAGCGATATCTCTTATTTGGTTAATAGTTGTTTCGCGTAGTACATCACGAGCACGGATATCTACTTCAGACATTGAGTTATAGATTGTATCTTTCTGTATTACGTAATCCTCGTACAGCTTAATCATACGCCCAATAGCATTGGTTGCCTGGTTTTGTACCTTGCCAGACATAACGAGTTTCTTTAGGTCCTCATATGCTGCTTCACGCTTTGGCTGATTAACAGCAGCAGAGGCAAAGTCCTGTACTAGTAATGGACGAGTCTGTCTAAACTCTGCAGACCAAGCACTCCATACCTCGTTAATGCGTTGACGCTCACGGTCAGTTCCAGCCTTGGCTAGTTCTGCTTCGTAGCGGTCCTGCTCTTGGTAGTAGAACTGCTTATCTCGGGCTACGAATACTTCTTTCAGATAATCTCCGACAAGTTTATTCTCGCGGTATCCGTTGTCCTTTAGGAACTCGTAAGCATCCCAGGTAAAGGTTCCAGCCTGTGGCATCAAGAATGCTGCGCCTTCTGGGAACTCTTTAACTAAACCTTCGTTATCTTTTACCCAGTTAGCGGCTGCATTGGATGTCTTAACGCGGGCTTGAAATACTGGGTCAGATTCATTAAGAGTATATGGAACCTGATTTGGGAAGTACTTTGTCCAGTCACGCATAGCGTTACCAACAGGGTCTGTGGTATTGCTGTATTCGTCGATTAACTTAGAGAATACTTGCTTGAAGTTAACACGACCATTATCACGCACCCACTCTTCCATATCGCTTTTCAGCGTTGTGGTTGGTGATGCTGGTGAAACGAATCCAAGTACGAATCTTGTGGTAAGAATACCTGTAATTGTTGAACGCAGTTTCTTCTGGTATTCAGCCAACTCTCCAGGAGTTGCTGTAGCAGATGGAGTATGTCCTGCAGCCTCTAGATAAGTTACCGCCTTGCGGAAAGCAGAGGCATATTGGCTGTCACGTTCATCTCTATCTACGGACATTAGGAATCTATTGACGTGTCCTGGTAATACTGACTGCCAGAATGATTGAGATTCACCAATATCGCCAAGAGCTAGACGCTCTGTTGACTTGATTTCCTTAGCAATACCGCTGACTACAGGTATATTAGACTCTGTAAATAAGCCAGCGATATTGTAGATAGTCTTTAGGCTTAGGCCTGATAGCGGTCCAGAAAATGTTGGTAGCCATCCTTCAGGGTTAGCCGAAGGTGTAAGCATTCTGATTGATGAACCAAACTGAAGTGGCATTGGGGCTACGAACTTATCTCCAAGTCCGAATACTCCGAGCATCTTGTTTACTGCGCCATATACTGGAGCAAGGCCAGGATAGATAAAGTAAGCATCACCCTGGTCATCTTTTTGTACATAACCTGAGTGAGTTACGCCTTCATAAGTCAAGGCTAGTTTCTGTAATTGCTCTGGATTGTACTTAACTGTGCGATAAGCACGGCGGTAAGTATCCTCAGTAGCACGATAGAAACGTGCAAAGTTACGCATAGACCAAGCCATCTGGGTACGAACCGCAGGATTATCTACGAATGCTAGTACTCGCTCTACAGCTAAATCATTTGAAAGTTCAATTACCCGCTTAGTGGCTTCTTCTTTACCTAGGACCTTGGTTAAATCATCTAGGTAGCCCTGCATATCTTTGCGGATATTAAAGGCTGCATCTAATACCAACTGGTCACGTGATAGACGTGCGTTAGCATCTCCTAACCAGTCCCATAGGCGATTGTTTAGGTCAGAGATAATGTTATCTGACTGCTGCGCTGGCAAGAAACGTGGACCTTGAATAGAACGTGGTACATCCGCAGCAGTTCTAGGTAGCCAATCGCTCTTAAAGTCTTTTAGATTGATAGTTGCTTTACCAGTATCATCTATGGTAACCAACTTATTTAGCAAATCATCGTTAATTGAATTATCTGCCCTGCTTAGCAAAGCCTTTAAGTCATCATATACAACGCCTGCGTGAGCAGTTGATTTGTAAGTTTCATCTACATAACGGTCAAAACGGTTCTTATACTTAGGCAAAATGTTGTTATCTAAGTAAGTACTAAACTCATTGATAAAGCCTGTGCGGTCATCGCGGTACTTACGTAGCAGTTTTAGACCCTCAGAGCCAATCTCATCATTGGCCTTGGCTGCAATCTGGAATGCCCAAGCTAGTCTGCCCTCTTGGTCTAGCGGGTCAAGGCTGACAAATGAACCATACTGACGAGTATACTCAACATCATCAAATGTAAAGTCAATTACTTTGCCATTCTTCTTTACGCTCTTATGGATTCTGGTGAAGAAATCATTACCTGCGTTGAAGTTATAGGCACCTTCAGATGCTGCTTTAAGTAGGTTTTCATAGTTGCCATACATAGCAAACTCGTAGGCATACTGGTCAAAGTCGCTACCAAACTTACCAATCTGAGCATCATTGAACTTATCGCGTAGTAGAGCCTCAGCAAATACTTTACGCTTGGCTATGTCTTTAGAGGCTGCAGTTTTGAATACATCGTCAACGCTATCCCAGGTCTTTGTGGCTGCGTTATAGCGCAGTTCTGAACCTTTATCAATAGCATTAAAGCGGGCAGCTAGGTTATCTACATCTTTTGCCTTGGCATAACGATTAAACAAAGCAAAGTTAAGTTCCTCAGAACCCTGAATAGTTTTCTTTGCAATCTTACGAGCACGTGCTACGTTTACCGCTGAGCGAATAACACCCTTACCGTTGACTACATAGAACAGATAGTCCTCAATAGCGTTACGAACTGGGAATTTTGGACCAGCAAGAGTACCTGTAACGAACACACCTACCGCATCATCTGCAGCCTTGCTATATTGTAAGCCCCAAGTCTTGGCTAAAATTCCATCTCTTGCACCAAACTTGTCTAGTTGGTCTGGAGTGATGAATGCAAGCCTATCTTTTAACTGATATACATAGGCTGCTGAATCAACGCCGTTAATACGTGATGGAATTACGCCATCTGGATGGTCTGCGTCAAATACTCTGTTGGTATAAACGGCATCACGGCCTACAGAACCTAGAGTTTCTAGTAGTTTACGTCCACCTGGAGTACCGCGTAGTCCACGAAGTTCACCAACGGTTGACTGAAGTCCAATAAACATCTCACGACGCTGGGCAATGTTGCCAGTCTTGTAAGCATCACCTAGAATACGTGAGGCATAACGTCCATATACAAGGCGAGCATACTGCTCAAAAGCCTTTGCTGACTTCTCATTGGCAAAATCACCAAGAAGTTGCATATCTGGAATCAAAGCAAACTTACGAGTGAAGTTATCTAGACGGTTATTAGCCCAAGCAATGGAAAACTTCTTAAATCCTTGTGCGTTTTGGATTCTTTCTGCAGTCTTAGCACCAGCAGTAATAGCATCTACGCCTGCGCCACCCATAATGGAGCGCTTTGCTGCTTCAAGACTTGTGATTCCGTTGTAATCAGCTTCATCAAATACGATGTTGCGTAGGAATGTAGCCGAATCTTCATTAAGATTAAATGTTCTACCTGCTGCAGTCAGCGCATCAATACGCTTCTTGCGAAGTGGACTCAAGATTGGCATAACCTTTGTGGTCCAACCAGGCTGTCCATAGAAAAGCGGGGTCATACGCTCTGGGCCTTCAAGAAAGGCACGGGCAGTATCTATATCTATCTTGCCATCAAACTCTGCCTTAGCAAACTTGATTAATTCTGTGTCTACACCGTTGTCAACAAAAGATGGATTCAGTCTGCGTAGTTTGGCTGTTGCCAAAGCAACACCTTCTGCGCTACCACTGGTACGTGCCTTCTGTAATTCATCTGTACCTTTAGCAAACTCATCCCAGAATCTGACGATTCCTTTGTTCTGGAAAGCAAACTCTACCTTTTGAGCTGAGCCAATAGTTTTATCTAGAGCATACTTGGTAGCAAGGTAACCTTTGCGGGCTTTACCAAGCAATAGTGTTGGGTCTGCAAAGATGCGAAATGCTGCATCTGCGGTACCTGAAATCCAGTTATAGAGCTTGCCCTTTTCCAAATCCTCAGGAAGTAGGGCGTTGGCTAAATCTCTACCTGGAGAATACTTAGCAGCATTTACTTTAGCAACAGCCTCTTGAGTTAGAGGGTCTCCGCCAGTTTGTGCCGCTGCCGCTGCAATAGCTTTTTGATTCTCATTCTGAGCAGTTGCAATAATCTTATCTGGAGCAAGACCTGCAGCAATCTGTTGAGCAACCCAGGTACGGTCTGCGCCATACTGTTGTGTAACCTTTTCGATACGGCCTGGATTAAATACCATCTCACCGTTAGCACCGCTGCGCTTCCAAGCATCTGCGATATTCATTTGCTCATTGAAAGCAACAGAGCCAGTACGATAGATACGAGTCATTTGGTCAGATGCCCAACCAGCGGCTTTGAATACAGCCTTAATTGGTTCAACAACTGGACGAGAAATAATATATGCTGCCTGACCAATCAATCCACGATTTGGATTTGAGTCATCGGCTTGACCAAAGTATGCAGCCATAGCCTTCTGTTGTTCAGGTGTTAATTGATTAAACTCAGCTTGAGCAGCAGAAACAGGCATATTGCTTAAGCGGGTATGCGTAGAATACATACCAGTTAAAGCGTTAATCGTCTCCATTTGAGACGGCTGTAAGTTTGCCTTCTTAGCGGCTTGGTATAGGTTTCCTTTATTAAGGTCTTGCCCCATTACAAACCTCTAGATACTGCTTGTTCGTACAATGCTGCGATTTCTCCGTTTGTGTCGTATGGAAGCATCTGTGAAAGTATAGTTGATAACGCTTCTGGTCTTTGCTGACCGCCTAGTACTTCAGGTCCAGGTCCTGCACCTAATGCAATACCTGATGTAATTGGTTCATCTGGACGTGCAGATGGTGCGTATAGTGGAGTAACAGGCTCTTGTGTTGCAGCCTCGCGTATATCGCTGGCTCTTGCTCCACGAACATCTGGAGTTCTAGCCATTGGTGCGCCTGATTTAATTGCTTGTGTTTCTACACCTTCGCCGTATGCCGCTGATGGAAGTGACAACCCGTCTGTTCTTACAGCGAACTTGCCTGGTCCTGATGCACCTGCTAATGGGCCTCTAGCCATTTGGGTCCTCCATCGTCTCTAAATCTACTGTGAACTCTTCCCAAGCCTTATTGACTTGGCTTTTTCTAATTGCGTTATATGTTGCTAAATCTAAAAGTTCTTCTGCAAATACGTGCATTGCGTTCATTATGTTATGAAATAGACCTGCGAATAAAACAGCAAGGTCAGCGAGACGAATAGAGCGTGGTATGTAATCTGGTTTTTCTTTCACGCTCTATCCTCTCGTTATGCTTTACTTAAGCCTTCTTACCTTTACGTCCAGCAGGGGCATATCCGAACTTCACTTCTCCACCTTTTGGCTTTGAAGTGTCTTTCTTACCTTCTGTTGGCTTCTGTACTGGCGCTGCTGCGCGACCACCTTTTTTCATTTAGCACCTCCTTCGGTATGCTTAACCTGCGATTTGAGCGAGTAAACTTGCAATATCTGGACGAGCGCCAGCGGCAGGGGCCGCACCAGCCATCATTTCTGGACTAGGCTGCGAGGCAGGGGCTGGGGCCATACCTGCCGCTGGAACTTGACCGCCCATCATTTCTGCTGGGACTTCTGGCTCTTCTGGAGCAAAGACTTCTTCGATAATAGTTTCTATTTGCTTGCCTTTTTGCCGACCCTTGATAACTTCCGCAATTCGGGAAACAATCTGAGAAGGGTCTTGGCCTTGTGCTGCAAGCGCTGGAATAGCCTGGGCGTACTGAGCAACAGCAACACGCAAAGAATCACGCATCTCTTCAATATCCACACGCTGTTCTTCTTGAGTGACATTTAGCTCCATCGGGATTTCGCGTCGAACATAATCACGTGATACGAGCTTATCGCTACGCATCTGTAGTAGAGCGATGATTGCACGGTTAGGGTCCATACCAGACATAATTCCGTAGCGAACATCTACTCCGTACTCACCGTTAATCGCACGGCTTGGTACATACTTCATAGAAAACGGTGTGCCATCTTCGCTTCCGCGAATCTCTTTGGTCATACCGCCGAAAATCTTTTCATCAACCTCAAAGCAAAGTGCAACCATATCTGTAAACAGACGAGCAAATTGTGCTTGTGCTGAACGAATCTGTGTATCAAATCCTGCCTGTAGTGCTTGTACACCACGTCCTGTAACAACGGATGCATCTAGGTTACCTGAGCGTACCTCTGGGTAGCGAGCACCGAGACGTAGTTCTCGTTCTAGAACGCCTGATTCTGTAAAGACTCCAGGAGGAAGTTCTAGCGGCACACGACGAATTGCTTGAGGATTAGCGCTTCGCATAATCGAATCAGGGCCAAGAGCAAGTTCTTGAACATCCTGCGGAATAGCAATCGGTGCTTGAATTGACTTTTCTGCTGCTTGGATTTGCAACACAGCGAAACGTGCACGTGCTAGTTGTACCGCTAGAACATCATCGAATTGTCCACGAGCTTCTCCATCTAGGGATGCTCGCACTGCAACAGATGCAAGACACTTGCCGATTGGGTTTGGAATGTTGGCAAGGATTAGGTTCTGTCGCTCTGGAACGAAAATTAAATCTTGGTCTTTGTCGTGGTAGCGAACCAAAGAAAGCATTGGAGTATTCTGTGCGTAGGTGTTTCTACCTAGAATCTCTCTTGCGAACTCGGGGTATTGGGCTGAGAGAGTTTCCGCATCAGACTGAACAACCTGAGTGATTGAGACGCACCGACCGAATCTGTCGATTTCTGGGTAAACACCAAATGGATTAAGTAGACGAATACGCGGATTGTTAGTTTCATAATCCATCTCTACAATCGAAGGAAGCATACCGTAGGTATTAAACCAGTCTGCTCCAGAATACATTTGGATTTGTAAATCAGATGCTGAGACGTAATAGTTAGCAATACGGGTTCTAGTATCTGCAGCTTTTCTAGCTTGGTCTGAAACCATATTGGTTGCAGAACATTCAAAGGCTGGCAGTGGTGCCATAGCCTCTGCTAAGTCGCGGGCAGCTACATCAATAAAGTTTGCAACTAGCGGCTTTGGATAATCCTCCGAGAACATAGCAGGATAAACCTTGGAGATATCCCCCTGACGCACGGAAAGCACGTCACGCATACGCTGGTCGCGTTTAGCGTAGCGAGTCTGTAGCCGTGCTACCTTCGCTATAACCTCTTTGGCGTTTAACATTTTACCTACTTCTTTTTCTTAGACTTTTTGTCTTTTTGCTTTGCTTTAGTAGCGGCGCTATTGCCAGCGATATACGCACCACCAGCAGCTCCCTTAGCAGCAGCTAATCCTTCTTTTGTTTTCTTAGCGGTGGCAAGACCAGATTGCATCCAAGCCTGTTGCTTTGGAGATATCTTTTTGGTCTTATATTCAACCTGAACCTTAGTACCTTTAATTGGCGAGTTTGGTCCAGCAGATGATTTCTTGGGAGGGGTGTTGGTTATCTTTGCATTCTTGCCTTGAGTAAACTTTTTTGTTTTTGTTATTGCTTCGCCAGAAGACAATCTTGTAGCTTTACCACGTGTTATTGTTTTTGCAACGACAGACGCAGCACGTCCCGCTGGAATAGCACTAAGAGCTACGGTTCCAATCAGGGCTGCCGCTTTGCCAAGATTTTGAACTGGCTTACCTTTACGCTCAGCAAGTTGCTTTTTGAGTAACGCAGCACCTTCAGCGCGAGTGTACTCTTTAGATTGTTTTTTGTCTTTAGATTGTTTTTTGGCTGGCTTCTTAGGCTTCATTTTTTCTTAACTTGCTTATTGCCTTTATAGCGGCGACCCTGAAGGGCTGCTCCTGCTAATTGTCCAATAGCATTTCGTTCTTTCTTCAAATCACGTTTTACATCTTTACGCGCCCTGGTAGCAGAGGCTTGAGATGCCATACTTGTCCCTCCGTAGCCCTTTTTGTAATAATCATCTTTAGATTGAGACTCGTTAGCGATAGCCTTGGCTTTTAAGAATTGTCTAAATTCTTTAGCAAGATTGTCAAGATAGTTTGGTTCTTTTTTCTTTGCCATTATATTCCTCTATTTCTTCTTTACCTTGATTACTGGCTTCTTCTTGATACCCTTTATCTTGACATCTGTATCGCCAGGGTATTTAATGTTCTTGGAAGGCAGGGCCTTGCCTTTGCTGATTGCTTTATCTAGCGCGTTCATCTTCTTCTTTGCTGGCATTGTTAGTTACCTATCGGTTCTTTACGCCGAACATACCGCCCATACCGCCACCGCGAATTTTTCCAACGATTGCGTTATTTTTTGCCGCTAACCTAGCATTAGCAAGGGCTTTCTTATTTTCTAAAACTGCCTTTGATGCTTTTAACTCAGCATTTGTCATCTTAGATATTGACTTGCCTTTTATTTGTGAGGCCTTTTCTGCTTTTGCTCTACTCGCAGCCTTCTTGGCTTTGTCTTTTGCTTTTGGTGCCTTTGTCATTTTTTTGGCTGCCATTGTTTTCTCCTATATGAACTGGCGTTGTTGCTCCGCCAACAGGTTATCCAAGTTGACGACTATTCGTTTATTCTTTTCATATTTAGATAGAAACGGATTATTAAGATGATGCTTGGTATAGATTCCTGTGTTGAGCCACTCACGTGCTCTAATCTCACAGAACCAAAGAGCCATCACCATATCCGTTTTGCCCTTAGTGGTAGGTGACCAGGTGATTAACTGCTCTATCATTGCCTTGATATTTTCAGTTTGGTCTGAGGGCAGATGAATTAAATTATCTCTGTGGTGCTTACCATCGGGTTGTTTAGTTCCAAATAAGGTGGACATAGATGCCACACCAAAGCCTGAGTCCCACTTGTTGTTACCAGTGTGGTGCTCTCTTAGTATAACTCCCTTAGTAGCCAGGAACTGTCTAATTCCTTCATCTTGGGTAAGGAAGGATTGAAAAGCATTACGTTCAACAATCCACTCGCCTGGAGTGTAAAGATTAGTCCAATCGATGATGAGCTGGCGGATTTGCGAAGGAGTGGGACGGGTGATTTTCGTAGCATCAACAATATACCTTTTATGAGATACACGGTCAACTGCGTAACAAACTGCTGCTGTATCTCCGACCATCGCTGGGTCGAGACCACAGACGATACTGAAACCGTTGAGGTCCTTGGGGTGACCAGGATTGCCAGGTACCAAACGTCCTGCTTTTCGCATTCCATCTATGGAACCTTTCACACAAACTGGGTCAAAGATAGCATCATCGGATACATCTTGCTGTTGATAAACCAGTGCCCAGGTAGAGGCATCCATAGCTTGACGTTCATTAAATAGATGCGGTCCGTGCCAGCGGGGATATAAGCCATCTTCGGTTTGGTCAGCTTCTACCTGTCCATCAAAGGGGGCATCGGAGTAAGGCCAAAGCGTAACCCACTTGGATGCGTCCTCATTAGTTTCAAGTAGAGCTGGCATCGCCAGATAGGTCCAAGGTACTTGACCACCAGGATAGCGGTCAGGGTTACGCAATTCTCGATATAGGTCTACAGAGGCTACACGTGTTCCAATTACAATTAGCTTGCCTGTAGGGTTAAGACGGCTTCGCACATCTTGGGTTAGCCATCTGATTTGCTTTTCAAACTCATTTGCATTCTTCAAGGTAACGGCATCGTCTACAATAATCATATCAGCGCGTTTACCGTAGATTTGACCGCCGATACCTACGGCTTCAATGTTTGGGTCCTTTTCAGATGACTCTCTGAGTTCATCACCGAAGACTACGCGGGTGGCCTGCCAGGAAGCAGACTTGGAGTTAAAGCCAACTCCTGCTGCATAGGCATTCTGTAGGCCCTCATACATCGGGTGGGTAAGGCGTTGCTTGATAGCGTATAGGAAGTCTGCTGCAAGCTGCTGAGTCTGAGAGACTATCAGGACTCTAAAGTTAGGGTTGGTGACTACCTTCCAGGTTACATAGTCAACGGTTATGGTGATTGACTTGGCGTGGTTTGGTGGGATGTTTACTAGGATGCGGTTGTTGTTTAGACCCTTCTCGTATTTCATAGAGGGGTGTAACCAGGAGGGGTCACGCCCCTCGATAACATCTACCAGATTCTGCTGATGGGCAAAGGTGCGGGAGTGTAGGAAGCGCTGACGAAAGGCCGCGAAGTCTAAATCGTGGACATCGGCCTCGGCGAAGTTCTTTGACTTCAGGCCTAGCCTAGTTCTATCCATCTTATCGGCGAAGGCCCTGTCGGTCCTACGGTAGTACTCATAAGTCTTCATAGACTTACCA